AGGGCGAATTCTTCGACGCGTTGGTAGTGGCCGGCGGCGTAGTCGACGAGATAGTCGGCGACCGCTTGGCCGTCGTCGGCGGTGGTCCACAGGTCGGTGTCGCGCCGTCCCGGCCAGGTGCGCGGGCCGTGCCGTTCGATCGAGTCGTCGTCGCGGGCCGAAACCGTGATTTCCGGGGTGGCGATGTTGGTCAGTTCGGCGAGGTTGATGATGCCGACGTCGTCGGTGGTGATCATCGGATCCCAGACGACGACGGCACCGGAATCGCAGTAGTTGTCGGTGAACGTGCGCACCGTCTCCTGGTCGGGTCGGGCGAGCGCCCACCAGCGGTCACGGTAGGTGACGGCGCCGTCGGCGTCACACAGCAACCAGCCGGCATCGGAGATCGCGGTCTGTTGCATCTCTTCGAGCGGTGTGCGGTCGGTCGGTTCGGTCAGCAGGGTGACGGTGCCGGCGTCGAAGCGGGTGACACCGCTGAAGCCGTGGCGGACACAGATCGCCGTCAGCCGGGCGTCAGGATGTTGGCCGTTCAATCCTGGTGTCCATTCGGCGACGAACTGGTTGAGGTCGGCGAAGGCGTCGAATGCCTCCACTTCGACGGTGCCGTCGGCGAGTTCCCGCCAGGCGGTGACCCGGCCACCGAACAGCCACCAATCCTCGCCGTCGACCGTCGCCCAGATGTCGAGCCGTGACCCGGGGATCCAGTCGACGAGTCGGCCGGCGGCGTCGTAGTGCGACAGTGAGCCGTCACGGTTGTCCAACGTCATTTCGACGTGGCCGGCGTCGAACACGCCTTCCTCATCGGGTGTCGCCGTGGTGATCGTCAAGCCGTGGAACTGGCAGAACAGGTCGAGCCGGTCATAGCTCCAGGCGATCGTGTCGTCGTAGACGTAGTCGCCTTCGGGGTCGTCGTAGAAGGCGGTGTGATCGTCGTAGACGTAGGCCGGTGGCGGCACCCGTTCGACACCGATGTGAAGCTGCGCCGGCCACGGTTCGACGTCGGGGCGGTGCCCGCCGACGGTCGGGATCGGCCGGTCAGCGACGCGTGGCACGGGTCCTGCCGTTTCGGCGGGCGTAGCGGTCGGCGGCCCGGATGGCGTCGTCGGGTCGGGTGCCGCGCGGCAGGTGCATCGTGATCACCGTCGCCGGTGCCGCCGACGCCGACACGTTGGCGGTGGCGGTGGAGACGGTGGCGGTGAGCGCGCCGGCGAGGATCTGGGCGCCACGGATCGCGTCACGGAACCGGGCGAGGGCGTCGAGCGCCGGTTGGATGTCGAGTTGCAGTTGTGCCGTCGGGTCCGGTGCCTGATTGATCGCCCGTTGCACCGCGGCGAGGGCGGCTTGCGGGTCGTCGGCGAGAATGTGCATCGCCACTTCGGTTTGCACATCTTCGGGCAACGCGTCGATGACGCCTTGAAGCAGGCCGAGTTTGACGCGGGCCGCTTCGTCGCCGGCGAGCTCGTAGAACGTCGTGATTTGATCGGGCATTAGTCCGAGTTCGGCGATCAACGCGGCGGCCGCTTCTTCGTTGCCGCCGAGTTCGTCGGTGAGCCGTTTCAGGGTGTTGACGCGCAGGATGTCGGCGCGGCGGCGGAAGTCGTTGATGTCGCCGCCGGCGTCGTCGAAGGCCTGGGCGAGATCGGGCACGATCGTCGAGCCGAGATCGTCGATCGCCGCGTAGACGGCGCGGCCTTCCGGTGAGCCGAGGTCGGTGACGTGTTGGCCGGCGGTGTCGATCGCCTCGCCGAGATCATCCCAGGCGGCTTCGCTGTCGGCGACACGTTGCCGGTCACCGGTGACACCTTGACGGAACTGTTCGTAGGCGGCGGTGGCGCCGTCGATGTTGGCGCGTCCCCAGTCGGCCGATTCCATGATGCCGTTCGCGTTGCGGGCGGCGGCGGCGTAGGCGTCGAGCTCGGCCTGTTGCTCTTCGAGCAGGGCGATCTGTTCCTCTTGCCAGTCGAGCCATTTCTGGTTGAACGTTGCCGCCATCTCGTCCTCGGTGAGGCCGAGCGTCTGACGCAGCTGGTTCCAGACGGCGACGTTGTCGCTAGTCACCAGCCGTGATTCGTCTTGAGCCGTGAGCAGTGTTCGCCAGGCGCGGTCGGTGTCGGCGAGGCCGCGGCGTTCATCGGCGAGCGATTCGAGCATCGACCGTCGGGTCGATGACCAGAATCGTTCGGCGCCGGCGGCGTTTGCCGTTGTCTGGTTGTAGGCGTCTTGTTGTGTCGTCAACCAGTCGTCGTAGAGATCGGTTTCGTCGCCGAGCGTTTCGGCGATCGTGTCGTGATAGTGGGCGACGGCGTCGGCGTCGCCGGCGATGGCGTCGGCGACCTGGGTGACGTTGAGGCCGAGCACACCGAACGCGGCGGCGACGTCGGGGATATCTTCGGTGCCGGCGAGGAAGTCGTTCCACTCCGGTGCCCGCTGGAAGTCGAGCGCAACGATCTCTTTCATCGAGGCTTCGATCGCGTCGACACCGGGTCCGAGCTCGGCGACGGCGTCGGCGTAGGCCTTCACCGAGTCCGCCTCGAATGCCTTCTGTTTGGCGACCCGTGACAGATGGGTTTGGACGAGCAGTGTCGCCGCGGCGAGACCGGCCATCGGGCCGGCGACCTTCGCCAGATTGCCGAGCGCAATGTTGCCTTCGGTGGCGTATTCGGCGAGTTGGCCGATGCCGACACCGAGCGTGCCGGTGATACCGCCGAGCTCGCCGAAATCTTGCGCGGCGTTGCCTGCCATGTTCGCCAGCACGGACCGTGACTGGTCGGCTTCGCCGCGAACCTCGCCGAGCTTCGATTTGAGGCCGCCGGCGCCGGCGGCGACGTTGGCCATGTCGACGTCGTCGACGTAGCCGAGCGCGTCGGCGAGCAGGTCGGCGTCGGCACGGATCTCGTCGCACGTCAAACCGATCTTGCGGAGATCGCCGACGATCTCGGCCGGATCCATCTTCGCCGACAGTTCCGGCCCCAATGCCTGCGCCAACGCGTCGGCCGCTGATTTCGTGTCACGGAGCTCGGCGTCAGCGGTGTCGGCGAGATCCTTGATCGCCTGCGCCGCCTTCTCGACATTCGATTCGACGTCTTCGGTGTCGGCTTCGATCGGGATTTCGACGTCGGCGTCCTCGAGCCGTTCGACGTCACGGAGCGCTTTGCGGGCGTCACGGTCGTTGTAGTCCGACTCGATCTGGACGCGGATCTTTTCGTCAGCCACCGATCGCCCGCCTTATCGCTTCCCGGTAAACCTCGGGGACTTTCGTGCGGGCTTGGGTGGTGACGCGTCGCCAGGCGCCTTTGCCGGTGGCGCCGGGATGGGTGACCGGCAGGCCGTAGGGGTGTGGGTAGCGGTCACCTTTGAGGTAGCGGGTGCCGCGGCCTTTGCCGCGGCCGCGGCGCCCTGCTTTCGGGATGGTGTGCGGCATCGTCCCCGAGCTGACCCAGACCCACGGTCCGGTGGGACGTCCCCAGACGGTCGCGGTGACGTTGTGGCCGGCGCCTTTGAAGCGGGCGACGGCGGTCAGTTGCACGCGGCGCCGCCGTTTACCCATCGTCACCGGGCCGATCTGGGCGCCGACGTCACGGGCGAGCTTGACGACGGCGGCGGCGGCGTCACGGGTCGTCACTTCCGGCACCCGTTCCAGTTGGCGGAGCCGGCGTTGTAGGCCGGCGACGGTCACTTGCCGGCGGTGGTGCTGGTGCCGTTCGACGACGCCGCGGCGGCGGTGGCGACGGGGACGGTGACGGCCGGCTTGTCGAGGCACGGCCACGTCTGCTGATCGGAGGTTGCCGCTGAGCCGTCACCGAACACGCCGCCGTAGGAGCCGGCGACGACGTAGGCCTGTCCGGTCATCTTCGTCGTCGGCGCGCCGACCGAGTCGAGCGTGAATTCAAACCATTTCGGCTGGGTGTCGTTGGCGAACGCGTACTGTGACAGGCCGTCGAGGTTCCAGTCCTGTAGCCACGTCAGCTGCAAGGCGTAGGAGGTCTTGCCGGGCGACTGTGACGCCGGTGCGCATCCGGTCGAGGGGATCGTGTTGAGGTTTGCCGTCGCCACCACTTTGGCTTCGGTGATCTGACATTCGTAGGCGTCGCCGGTCGTCAAACCGGCTTCGGTGTCGGCGAGTTTGAGGACCGGGTTGTTCAAGACGATGACGGTGCGTGCCATGACGATGAGCTCCTTAGCAGTTTGGGTTTGGGACGGTGGCGGTGACGGTGACGACGTAGGCGGGACAGTCGCCGCCGGCATGGTTGACGGTGCGTGGGTCGGCGAGCGCGCCGGGGTAGACGGTCATCACCGGTTCGAGCTCGTCGAGCATCCATGTGGCGGCGTCTGCGTCGCCGGGTGGCGGCGCCAAGATCATGATCGGTACTTCGACGGTCCAGCCGCCGATTCCTTGTGAGCCGGTGACCCGTGGCAGGTCGACGAGCACGCACGGCACCTGGGCGCGTGGATCGAGGGTGGCGACGACTTCGGCGGCGGCGAGCTTGCCGGCGATCTCGGCACGGACGTCGGCGAATCCACTCATCCGCGTAGCTACCAGCCGCGTGTGCGGATCATGCGGCGATGCCGGTAGGCGGCGACGTCGGCCGGGTCGACGGCATCGACGGCGGGGCGTGGGACACCGAGCAGGCGCAACACTTGACCATGCGTCGACGGTGGCACGATGCCGGCGGCATACGCCTCGAACGACGCATACGAATCGACGACGCCGCGTTCCCGGTAGAGGGCGACGGCGTAGGTGATCGTGCCGAGCGTGACGTCTGGGCCGGGTGACACCGCCGGATCGTCGACGTAGCCGGCCTGGGCGCGGCGCCGATAGCCGAACGCGTTGGCGGCGTCGACACAGCGCGCCAGATGGTCGGCGTCGGCCGGTGTCGCCGGCGGCACACCGATCGCGTCGGTGACGTCATCGACGGTCACCCAGGCGACGGCGACCGCTACCGGCGCCGGATCGGTCACGGCGTCGTGTCCATCTTGGCGAACGCGCCGGGGTACTCGATCGTCAGACACACGTAGCCGTAGACACCGACGTCGAGGCCGAGCAGTGATACGTCGATGACACGGATGTCGGCGGGTGCGCCGGCAGATTGATGCCAAGTGGCGCCGTTGCTGGCACCCATCAACATCGTTCCGGGCGGCAGGTTCCAATCGACGAACGCGTTGAGTCCGTCGGCGTCGGTTTGCGGGATGACGTCACCGAAACGGATCGCGCCGCTCCAATAGGCGGGGCCGTCCATCGCCGTGACGGTGATCAACGGCAAGGCGACGTCACGCGACATCGCCAGGAACAGCGGACCTGACGGCGTCACCGCCGGATCGAGTTCGGCGTAGAGCGCGGCGACGTTGGCGAGGAAGTCGGCGCCCGGTGTCGCCGCCTGGGCGACGGCCAGCAGGGCGGTGATCGCTTCCGCTTCGGCCTTGCGGCCCCAGTCGACGGCCATCGCCCGGAGGTATGCCTCAAGGAAACTGGGCGAGGATCGTTCGACCGCTTGCAGTGACAGATCGTTGCCGCCGGCGATCGTTTTCACCGGTGCCGACGCCATCTCCATTCCGACCGGTTGCGACACGATCGGCGATTTCTCCGTTGCTTGCACACCGGTCGCCGGCATCACCGTCCAACGCGGAAACTCGATCGACATGCCCGAGCCCGGCAACGGCGACTGTGACAGGGCTTGCAGCAGCGGTGTGCCGTGGTCGATCAGGCCGGTGATCTCGGCGCGGTAGGCGGGTTGCACCACTTCGGCGGCGTCGGTGGTGGTGATGTTCTGTAATGCGGCGGTGATCGTCGCCCGCAACGCTTCAGTGGTGATCTCGCCGCGGTTGGCGGCGGCGACGAGCGTGGCGTAACGCTGCAACGTGAGCGGCGGTGACGTCGGGCGGCCGGTGGAGATCGGCACCGGTCGCGGCCCTTGCGGGGCGGTGGCAACGACGACCGGTGCCGGGTCGACGGGTTCGAGTTCGGCGGTGGCCGGCGTGGCGGTGACGTCGGGCGCGGTGGTGGTCATGGTTCCTCCATTGGGTTGTGATGCGGCGACGTCGGTCACCACGGCTTGCGGGAATGCGCCGAACGGCAGTAGCGCGGTGTGATGCCAGTCGCCGGCGGCGACGACCATCACGCCGTCGTCGTCGAATGACCAGTCGGTCGGGTTGACGCCGACGGAGAACATGCCGAGGACGCCGTCAGCGGCCAAGGTGAGGGCGTCGTCGCCGTCACGGACCCGCGAGACCCGTACCTGGGTCGCCATGCCGGCGCCGTCGTCGAGGTTGTCGGCGGTGCGTCCGATCGGTGGGCCGTCATGGCCCAACGTGACGATTGGGCGGGCGGCGGCGTCGAGGGCGCCGGGGAGGAAGCGGACACGGGTGCCGTCGGCGACGGTGCCGACCTGGTTCCACGGGACGGCGACACCGCGGATCGTGCGGCCGCCGTCGCCGTCGGTGGCGGTGACGTCGGCGGTCGTGTTGAACGTGACGAGCATGGTTCCCTACCCTTCGTTGCGTCCGTCGATGTCGCGTGGCCGACCGGGCGTCGCCGGTTGCGGCGGCTGGTTGTAGGCGATCTCCAGATCGCTGGGCGCGGCGTCGTCGGCCGGTGTGTACGGGTTGCGTAGCCAGGCGTTGAGATCGAGCCGGACGGCTTGGCCGTGCGGTGTCACGTTCGGGCCGGTGAGCGTCTGTTCGATGGTGGTGATGAACGGGGCGGCGCCGTAGTCGATGAGATCCTGTTTCGCTTGGGCGGCGTTGAGGTAGGTCATGCCGGTACCGGCAGGGGCGCCGATGAAATAGGGCGGGATGTTGGCGACCCGTGCGAGCTCCAACGCTTGGTGTTGCCGGGCTTCGACCAGCTGGAGGCGGGCGGGGTCCATCGTCGATTCGCGCCAACGGATGTACGGGTTGAGCGCGGCGATCGAACGGGTGGCGCGGGCGGCGGCGAACAGATCGGCGATCTCGCCGAGCTCTTCGGCGGTCATCGGTTCCGAGTTGTCGGTTTGTTCGAGCCAGCCGGCAGGGATCTCCGACGTCGAGAATCGTTCGGCGGCGCCGTCGAGGTTGATCGCCGTTTGGATCGCCCGCCAGCCGTCGAAGAGCACACCGTCGAGCGGTGAGAGGAATTCGACGACGTCGGCCGGTGACAGGATGCGGCCGCGATGTCTCACCATGCCGTCGGTGTCGACGGTGACGTCGGCCGCTTCCAGACGCATGAACGTCGCCGGGTAGTTGGTGGCGCGGTAGCGCGACGTGATCTGCCAGTAGGCGCGGCCGACAAAGAACAGGTCGTCGGTGGTCCACGACAGGATGTGTTGCCGGGTGCGGTTGGGGTCGGGGCGGTCCATCCAGCCGGCCGGCGGTGCCGCCTCTTCGACGGTGAGACCGGCAGGTTGATCCCACCGGTAGGTGAGCAGACGGAACGGCAACGCCGACACGGCCGCACAGATGAGGTCGCGGGCACGGGAGATTGCCGGCACCGACATCGCCGCGTCGCGTGACCAGATGTCGGTCGGTGGCGCCCAGTCGAAGGGTGCGAGGCGTTCACGGCCGGTACCCCAGGCGAGCGGTTTCGTCGTCGTCGCCAGGGCGACGGTGCCGACCGCTTCGATCTGCGCCGCTTCGCGGCGGCGGCGACCGAACACGTCAGGCGGCGCGGCGGGCGGCGACGAGCTCGCGCCAGCGGAGATCGCCGGCAAGGAACCGGTCGGTCAGTTCGTCGTCGTCGCCGGTTTCGGCGTCTGTGTCGTCGTCGTCGGTTTCGGTGGTGTCCGGGTCGGGTCCGACGGTTTGCGAAGCTCTACGGGCCATACAGGGCACTTTGACGGGATTGTGTCAGCGTCGGCCAGCAACCTGTTTTCTCTCTCGGGCGGCGGCGACCGCGGGACGGCGCGGCGCGGCGGGGCGGGCGACGAGTTGGGCGGCCCAGACGAGACAGCGGGCAAGTTCGATCGGGCCGGAACTGTGGGCGGTGGACAGGCCGGCTTGCATCGAGGCGACGGCCCGGGCGACGTGTTCGTCGAGGATCGGTGAGCCGGGGTGGGCGATCTGGCCGGCGGCGATCATCGCCCGGGCCATCGGCACCGACCGGGCCAGCTCACGAATGCCGACGAGCACACGTTTCCTCGCCATCTCAGGCGGCAGGAAGCGATCCAAGGTGATTCCGACCGCCAGACGGTCGATCTCGCCGTAGACGGCGCTACAGGCATCCCAGAGGGCGTCGGCGGTGGTGGTGACGGCGAGCGGTGTGACGTAGACGACGCCTGAACGGTTCTCGGCGCGTAAGGCGACGAACCGGTCGCCGCCTTGAGACATTTCGACGACGACGACACCGCCGGCGAGGTCGGGGAACCGTGGATGCTTACAGGCTTCCCATTGGCCGGGCGGCAGCCATGATTCGGCGGCGGCCACCCAGACGTTGAGTGAGCCGCGTAGGAAGGCGTTGCGGTCCGGGCCCTGATACTCCGACAGCAGCGTTTGTGGGGTGAGGGTCGTGCCGAGACACGGGTTCGCCCAGGCCCACCATTTCGGCTGGTTGATGTCGGCGCCCGGCGGCGGCGACCATTCCAAGAAGGCGAGCGTCGGCGCGGCACCGGTTTCGGTTTCGGTCATCGCCTGTTCCCGCCACTGGCGCAGCAGTGTCGAGTCGTAGTCGCCGGCGGTCGAGGTCATCACCAGCAGCGGCGTCGGGCGGGCGCGCATCGCCGGACGGATGCCGTGGTTGACGACTTCGGGTTTGACGCGCCACGCCTCGTCGATGATGCACAGGTCGAGTGACAGGCCGTGACCGGCGCCGGCGGTGTTCGACTGGACGACGAGCTCGGAGCCGGTGTCGAACCGGAGCCGTTGCCGCCCGAACGAATACGAGCTCGCCACTACACGGGTGTCGAGCATGCGGGCGATGGCGACGAACGCCTGCTCGGTGAGTTTGAGGTCGTGGGAGAGCCAGGCGACGGTCTGCGGATCTTTGAACACGTCGGTGGTGCCGTCGGTGCACCACCAGCCGACGAGCGCCTCCATCGCCGTCGTCTTCGAGTTCTGCCGGGCGACGGAGATCAACGCGTTGCGATGCGCCAGGCGGCCGCCGTCGGTGGCGAGTATCCGATCCCAGGCGCGCACGTTCCACCGCATCGGCCGGTGACGCATCCAGCGGCGCGCCCAACGGGCGACGGCCGGGCCGTGAGAGCCGTCCCCCACGGCCGGTGAGGCGAGTCGTGGTTCGTTGCGGCCGCGTCGCGGCACATCGGTCAGGATCGGCGGCGGCCGGACCGGGATCCGCTCGAACCTGGGTGATATAGCGAGAC